TTATAGTGGTAATTTGGTCTGATCATAGTCGCGTATTTGATTAAGCTGTGTAGGGGTTTTATGAAGAATAAAGTCAGTAAATTGATTATCAAATACCCAGTTTTCCAGTTCACTGTTCTCCAAAATTAGTGGCATTCGGTCATGTATATTATTTATTGACTCGTTCGCACGGGTTGTAAGGATTACAAACCTATCCTCATCTTCGTACCGTTTCCAGATTCCGGCCATGTATAAGACATTGTTATCCTTTCGCACAAAGCGTATCTTATTCTTAGCAGAATCCCACTCATAGAAACCTGCAGCCGGAACAATGCACCGACTTTCCATGATGGGTTTACTAAAAGTTCGCTTTTCTTTGACGGTTTCGCTTCGGGCGTTGATGATTACGCCCTTTTTCGCATAATTGGGGAATCCCCACACCATCAAAGAAGATGTAAGAGAATCCTGTATGCTATGGATAATGGGAACTTGGTTCGTTGGGTAAATATCGCCTTTTTTATGCGATAATTTTTCGCTTACTTGGCGTACTATTCTTTCGATTTCATTTACCGTCTCGTCGTCTACATAATATCTGCCGCACATACTCATCCCTCCAGCTTTTATATTTATTATCCACTTACTTTTTATGCATTATACAACAAAAAAAGCGGCGAGTATATGTGAATACCCGCCGCTTTAAAATTATTGTTCAATATTATATTGTTTTAATAAGGATATGATTCCCATACCTTCAAGTCTCTTTATGAATCTCTCCGCATTATTCCGGCTCTTATACGCCCCCAACTGCACCACCCATAACTTACCGTCCGGCGCAAGCTCGTCTTCCACCACATCAAACCGTGTAAGGTCGTACTTCTCTATGTAATCATTAATAAGAGACTCCGCGTAAGTCAGGGAAGTTGCATAGCCTAAATCCTGCAAATACTGGCATGCGAGTACATACTCCTCGCAACCGATTAAAGGCCCGTAGCGCAGCGTCTTCCCGCTGTCCGTGCTTCTTTCGGCTATATAAGTGTTATGGTCGAGTATGGATTCTTTCCAACTTCCGTATGATCGCCACTCGGTGTTGTCTACCGTGTAATAACTTCCGTCAGACCGCTGCTCTGTGGCAGCTTTCCTATAAGTTTTGCCGGTCCATCCGTTTTTCTTGATACCGAATAGAGCATTTGCATTTCTCGCAAGTTCCGAAGTACCGCGCGCGGATTCCTTTATAGCCTGGGCCACCACCACCGATGGCAGCATAATCTTACGGTCAATCCAATCCTGCCGTGCTATTTCTCCCACGTACTCCGCAAATTCCTCAAATGCCATATCGTGATTTTCTTCAGGGACCGGCTCCGGCGTAACAGCATAATCGTAAATGCCATTAAAAATAGCCTGTGCTATGGTGTCAGCTCCGCCGATGCTGTTATAAAGGTCAACGTCCGCCTGATTATCACAAAAACATACCTCTATAAGCATAGCTTTTGCTTTGGTATTTTTGATTACATATAAACCAGTGCCGGCTTTAACGCCTCGGTTTTTGAATCCGTGGGCCGCAATATTATTACATACGTCAAGCGCATCCTGGTACTGCTTGCCCTCGTAGGTGTAGACCTCTACGCCTTGTCCATCGTGGGTAAGAGAAGCATTAAAGTGTATACTGATAAACCAATCCAAATCCTCCCGGTTCGCCAGTGCCACCGCCGCCGCAAGATACTCTCCTTGCGTGTTGGCTTCATCTATGGTACAGTCCACCACTTTCACGCCTGCGGCACGTAATTTCTCCATGAGGGCATATCCGACAAGCCTTGCATGCTCTGACTCCTTGATAATGCCAACGGCGCCATATCCAGCGCCGCTTACGGTATGCCCGCAGTTTATCCCTATCGTCATAGTTTTACTCCTTCAGCTCAGGTAATCCCGCTGTCGAGGTCAGCAAAGATAAGATTCCGGCTAGCGCCGAAGCGGATGCCACCACAATCCAGTTCACTTCCGACATAATAGCCGCTGTGCCAATAGTTGCCACTGCTGTCTGTGCTACCGTTTTCAGTGCTCTGATTCCTGCCGCTTTTAACCATGTTACAAATTCTTGATTTTTCATACTTTTCTCTCCTTATTATATGATTGTTAATATTGCCGCTAAAAAAGCCCCAACAATTCCACCCACAAGAGCGGTGATGACAGCATTTTTCACTTGCTTGCCGGTCTCGGATGGTACCCTCTCCAGAGCTTCCAACCTCTCCCCTTGCTTCTTCTGCTCTTCAAGCATGTTCTCCATATTGACCGCCATTTTATTTACCGATATGACGAGGTCTTGTATTGCCTTACTTTGTATCTCCAAGCCGGTTACTCGGTGCTTTAAAGATTTTATTTCATGCTCGTGAGCTTCCAATTTTACCGCTACTTCTGTCTCCATAAAGGTTCTCCCCTAAAAAATTATTCTTTGTTTGGATAGGCAAATCCCGTAATCTCTTCGTACTCCGCTTCGGTTATCCACCGCCCGACTGCATTAAAAACCCGGTCAATATCCCATAACCCGCGGTCATAATAGTCTTTTACTTTTTCATAATTCGTCGAATGTTCTGCTGTTTTAGCCGCTTTTGCCATTTGTTTTATACCTCCGTCATCATTAAAATGTAGTCAATATCCGCAGAGTTCTGCTCAGTCTGCGCCGTTATGTTGTCCAGGTTCTTTTCCATGTCTGTTTTCTCCCTTAAAAAGTAGTATGTAAGTATAGTTCCGTCCGTATTGATAGTGGATGTCTCCGACACCAGCATGAGGTCAGTGTAATTACCAACTACAAGACCATCCCCGTTTTTAATCTGCACGGATGATAGATTGTCCGGTGTGAGTATACCCAACACGGCTACCATAGCCGCCTTGTCCGCTGACAGTACGCCGAGAGCGCCTAGGCTCGCGCCGGTTTCCAGTCCTATTTCGGTACCATCTTTTAAAATCAGCTTGTCTTTGCTCATAATCTTCTTTCCTTTCTAAATAATTTAATTTTATAGTTTCTTTCCTAAATCAAAAGTTAAACAATACTATGGTTACCACTTATAAGGTGTTTGCGCTTAACACCACGACAAATGGGGACGTCACAATCCAGCTCGGTATGGCCTATGCTCCTAAGGTCTTGCATGTCATGTCAAATATTAATGTATATCCGCACAACGTAACGTCTATTTATGTAGGTAGCGCAGTAGGTAATTTAGTAGTTACTTACGATAGCAACACTACAAGCGGTCTGCCAAGTATAAGCCGATGTGTACACTTACAGGATGCTGCCGGCAATGTTTTTTCGGCTACAATCAAAACATTAACCAAGGACAGTCTCGTCCTTAATATCATCAACACAAGCACAATACCGTATAGTGCGTATGTCTATATCACGGCTTACTAATTATTTAATTTTTTGTATACATGATGGACAATATGAACTCGTAGGTGGCAGACACAAATCCGTAGCATTGCACGATTTTTCCAGAGCAACGGGATATAACACCGGAGCCCTCTTTACTCTCGAGGAGCATAAAAAAACCGTTAGTCGTATCGTGGACATAACTTTTGCCATAGTCCACAAGTACAAGGGTAGCGGCAGACTCCGTGTATATGTTTTGCCACGTTGCACTTACTGCCTTAGTCACTATTACGGTCTTTGCATACAGTTGTTTGCCGTTATAAAAGCCGGCCAGATGCTCGGTAGTATTAAAACCTAAATTTTGATTTATCGTAGTAATTTTATCATCCAGTGCCTTACCCTGCACCGCATCCAACGCCGTCCCTGCTACTGTAGCAAGGAGATTATTGGTAAGCCCAAAGTGGATGGAGGTATTCGCAACATGCGACAAAAAGTCAGTGATTACCTTTGCGACCTTTCCGAAGAATGTTTTCTTATCCTCGGTTCCCGTCACTGCTTCCAAAGTTGTCTGCGGTGCGAAATCGGAAGGTATGGACATCTGTCCACCTATATCAATGTTAATTTCCCCTTCATTACCCTTGACAATTCCAACCGTATCATTCGTTGCTATTTGGATATCCGCGACCGATTGTGCCACTCCCGCCCAATATTTAGCATTGTTAGTATCTTCCCCCGGACGAATGCCCGTGCCACCCTCGGCCCATGAATCGGATAATATCGCACTATTGGCGGATGCTGTAGCACTATTTGCCGATGCCGTAGCACTATTTGCCGATGCCGTAGCACTTGCCGCCGCATCGTTCGCGTGTTGCTCAGCCAATTCCTCAAAAGCTTCTACCGCTGTTTGGATGTCCTCACATGTGGCTAAAATCTGTTGGATTTGCTGCATATCTTCCTCGAACGATTCATACGTCGCCATGCGATAAACCAACCCCGGAGAAAAGCACATGCGAACGTATTTGGTATCAAGAGATACCGCCCATTCCCCGGGAAGCATTTTGCTTGCGTCAAAATCTACTTCATTCCCGCGCCTTGTCTGAATTGCCATATTTCACCTCTTTCCAAAATAAAAAAGACTGGCATCTGCCAATCCCTTAATTACTCTCTACGATTCCTTTTGCAAATTCTTCCAATTTCCCGACCAGTTCCAGCACTTCATCGTCTACGATGATTCGGTTCACTCGGTTATTTTCGGATGTGAGATTTCCCGTTTCGTCAATTTCGGAATATGTAACGCTGATTCTTTTTCCCTCTCCCGTTGTTAGGATGGTTGTGCTTGTAACTTTCTTAATCATATTTTCTCCAACTCCTTATAAAAGTTTGTGACATAGTTAATAGCTTCTAATTCATAATCGATTGATTTTTCCTCTTCCGGTTTTTCGAACTTATCAAGCCGTTCATATTCGAATCCCGCTTGTCTTGCTTTCAACTCCCATGCAAAGGATAGATTTGGCGTTCCCTCAACAATGAAATGCGTGGGCGTTCTTTCCTTAATCCACAAATCGCCTTGGCCGTTTTTCTGCAAAAACACTTGATAATTGCATGAGGTATTTATTGTCTCGTAAAAGACATCATCTACGAAAACATAACAGCGGCCATTTTCATCAAGCGATGCTTCGCCAATATCTCCAAAGTAGGGTTTTGGAGTTTCGTAACAATATAAAAGCCGTTCTCCGTAGTTCTTCGTTTTTGCTATTCTGTTTTTAGTTCCGCTTATAGAAAAGCTTTCGGGAGATAACACCGCATATCCACCCGTATTAATGTTATATAACGCGAGTGTTGCACCCGTTCCCCCTGAACCATGAACAAGCGAATAAGAGTTATTTGCGTCCTTTTTCCCCACGATAACGCCGTTTTGAATGGTTACTCGAGCACTCAGCGCCCCGGACTCTAATGGGGATGTCGACGAATAAAGGCCATTTCCGATGGTCCACCCTCCTATATATCCCTTCGAGGAGAATATCCCGCTGGCAGCCGTAAGAGATACGTAGTTTTCTCCCCCCGGTCCGAATAACTGCAGCATCCCATATGTATCTCCGTACCCTCCCAGCGATATGTTCGTTCCGGTAATGTTTCCCTTGTATATGTGCATCCCGGTATTATCCCATTTGCCTACTAAGGCATTTAACGCATCATATAATTCAATTAATCCATTGACATTGTTATCACCTCCAAGACGAAGCGTGCCACCCTTAATCCAGTCGCAAATAATTCCAACGGCAGATAAGATATTGACAATCTCGTTCCCACTCGAGTCGCGCCCATATATGTATGTCTCGCCGCCGTCTTGTGACAAGAAGAATCCATCGACCGTCTCTTTCCACACAATTAAAGACTCTGCAACGGTCGGCTTATCATGCATGTACGTGATGACGCTTCCGTCCGGCATATCCTCGTAGGTGGTGTAGAACCCCATAGCGTTATTTGCCAATTGGTTCATGGCCTTTACTTGTTTGTCGTAATTGGAAAGCTTCTTTGTGGCATCTCGCTTGACCTGCCCAACGGTTTTTGCCAGTTGCGAATAATTAGCCGCTTGGTTCCTCGCCGGAGTCTCTGCATTACAAGCAAATACCGTACGACTTCCGACACTGTAGCTAATTGACGTGATTATGGAACGGTAAAGGTTGTTGTTCCGGTCGTAAATAAAACAACAATCCCCCGGCTCTATTGTCGGGTCTGATTGTGCTTGTGCGGAAAAAGGCCTGAATCTCATGCCGATATTTCTCAGCCCCAAATATTCCGCAATATAATCCGCATTCGCCGATGTAATTAAGGGATTCCCGCTCACTTCCAAAACGTAGCCAGTGCTTCCATATAAGTGCTCCGAATCATCATCGTCCGCAATCGCTTTGATTCCAGTAATTACAACATCATCCGTCACAACTTTCAGCCCGGTGTACGCATAAAGCGTGAAATAATCATCATCAAACCCGCCGCCGTCATAATTATCCCCGCTTGAATAATCTGTAAAATTACCACCGTCCGCATTATCGCCCGTGGCGTACGGATTCGCACTGTCAAATGCCCCGCCATCTAATGACACACTGTTTAGAGCGCCCATATCGTACCATTTAAAGGCAAGCCTGCCATTTGTATCGCACACAGCAAAACACCCCGCTATTTGAGCCACGTACGCAATCATATCAAGGCATGACATTGACTTATCATCCGGCCTTGTCGGAATTGAATACGTATAGTTATCAAAGTGCGGTGTCGCGATTTGCACGTCACAATGCAGACAGATGTCCGCGACTATCATCTGCAAGGTTGCCGGATAGGAAGTGTTTACCTCGCTGTACGGTTTTTGGAATTTAGACATATTGTCATAGGCGGTTAAAGCAATCGTGGTTCCGTAGGAATCCGGCTGTTGGATATTGAAAACACCCTTTTTGATTAATTCTGTCGTACTTTCAAGTGGTACGCCAATCCACGATGTTATTGTTGAACCCGCGAAGTCATAGGTGTTGAATTTTCCATTGTAATTATTTAAGGAAAAACTCATCTTACCAATAATTGCCGCCCCAATATCAAAAGAACTTGTCGAGGACGACGCTTGACTATATCCTATTGTGTTTGCCATGAAATCCGCGCCGGACAATTCCAAATGGACAGAGTTGGCAAAGTCTATATTGCCTATGCCTATAACCTTCGAATTTGCCCTTATCTTCGCTCGACAGGCATTGCTTACATTAATCATTCCTCTACCTCTCTATCAAGTTGAAACTTACTTGCTCATAACGCTTATATCCCACATTCCACAACTTGACCGGAGCCGACCTATCTCCAACATAGAACGTGCGTGTTTCATTTACTCCGCTCATGGCATCGGGATATGTAACAGAAAAATACTCATCATTGACCGCTTGCAAAATGCTAGCGACTTGTGCCGGTGTCGGGCCATTCCACGCCAGTTGTAGTTTTCGTTTTTGGGACGTTCTATTTTTGTACATGGTATCGTTTTCGTCTTGGACGCGTCCGGCATCACTCGCGGAGTTATCTTGCAAGCCCCACGTGAATACGGACGGAGTGGTCTGATACCCGTTTATTGTCATCATTGCCATGTTAAGCACCTCGTTTTAGGCATAAGAAAAACACCCACTAAAAAGCGGATGCCCTTCTTGTCGCCATATTAAAATATTTTTGGAATCAAACCTCTTTCGGCGGCTTCTTGAAGCGCCTTATAAACAATAATCCCAAATTCTTCACTGCTTATGTAAATATGAACATGTGTCACATCATGTTTTTGACTCTCATCAGCTGAGATGCCGGGATTTCTCGTTGCGCCAGTTTTTATTTCAATTCCATTTAACTTCATATATCATTCCTCCCTTAAGAATAACCCGGCGGCGAAGATTACACTATCCCCGGCATTAGCCCCCTCGCCGCCATATCTTCAAATTCCGCATATGTGCTTTCGGCTATAATTCTACCGTCAAGTATTAACTGTATCGGCCTATCGCTGTTCTGTTTTCCGGTATTTCCGCTTGTAGCCATAAATACGTCCATCATAGCTTCAGTAACCGCCCGCCTGATTTCGCTTGAAGCGCTACCCACCACGCCGCCAGTGTTGACAGCACCGATTCGTGCCGTCGTAAAGCTTCTCCTCTCCGCTTCCCTTGCCACGAACGCTTCTCCCGTGTTCAGTGTGTATTCCTTGTCAAGAGAATTAGGAAGTATCACGCTTGCGTCCACATCGACACTACTTTGAATCTTCTCGGAAAACTTCCCTAAGGTGCTATATACATCCCCGAAAAGATTCTTCAATCCGTTTTCGTAGCCCTCGATAGTAAACTCTCCAAGGGCGAACATCACACGGGAAGGGCTGTGAATCTGCAAAGCGCTTTTGAAGCCGCTAACTACGCCATCCGCAAAGCTACTAATAGCGCTCCATGCGCTTGAAAACATGGACTGAACACCATTTATTAGGCCTTGTATCATTTGCTTTCCGATGTCGAAAAGCTTGCCCGGCAAAGATGTGAAGAAGTTTACAATCGTGCTAATTATTTCCGGCACTGTACTTCTCACGGTGCTTACGGCTTCTTTCGCCCACTGCTTTATCTTTTCGAAAAATCCTTTAATTGCGTTGTAAATATTTCCGGGCAGCTCCTTGAAGAAATTTACCACATTGTTGATTATCTCTTTGGTTTTTTCCTCGAATGTCTTTTTAACATCCGCCGCCCACTGCTTAGCTTTCTCTATGAAAGAAACGATTGCATTATAAATCTTGTCGGGAAGTTCGGAAAACCATGTTCGTACATTTTCAATGATTTCCGGTATTTTTTCGCCAAGATATTCCGCGAGGTCAATCGCCCATTTTGTCACAGTTCCCAAGGCGTAACCAAGCGCGTAGCCGAGTTTTCCCGGAAGTTCCGAAAACCAATTTGCAATGTCCTCAATAATCTTGCCGATTTTTTCCGGCAGACCGCCTAAGAAATCAAGCAGGGCATTCCATGCGTCTATACAGAAGTTCTTTACACTTTCCCATATGCCGCCGAAAAATTCCGGTATTCCTGCGAAAAATGCGCTTATGCTATCCCAATTCTCCTTAATAACAACTGCTAGAGTAGCGACCGCCGCAACTATTCCAGCCACCGCCGCCGCTATTGCCGCGGGAGCACCCAAAATAACAGCGCCAACAGCCGCCAGTGCTATTCCTAACACCATCAGTATTTCTTTTACAACGCTGAACCCCTCTTGGAACATATCTGCAAAGTTCGTAACCGCAAGTGCTAAACCTCCGATTATTGCAAATACACCGGATAGCGTAGCAGCCACTGGGCCAAATACCATTGATATAGCTTCGCCAAGCGTTCCAAATCCTCCGGCCATAATTTCTATAACACCTATCACATTTGCGCCAAAAGTCATTATTGGCGTGACAACGGATGAAATAGCCGTGACAACTCCTTGTATGACCGATACTATAGCGGCAATCCCTTTAAAGGCCATGATTCCAGCCGCGAGAACGCCAAGCGCATAGCCCCAATCTCTAGCCTTTGCAGGGTCGCCATTGTTTAGAGCCGCCGTTATTCCGTCCAAAAATCCCGGTATCTTATTGATTAAATCCCCGCCAATTCCGAGAATATCTTCAAAAAAATCTATCAGACCTTCGCCGAACTGCTCCGCGTATGGTTCAATGGCAACCCAGAACTCTTTTAGCGAACGGTTAAGCTCTGACCAGTTTATTTTCTCCAAGAAGGAGTTAAACACATCAACAAGCCGTGTCAATCCCTCTCCTGCGGTTCCGAAAGCCCACTCTCCAAGCGGCTGTAGAAATCCGTCATAAAAATCTTTCAATGCCGTCCATGAGAAGTTTCCGAGCTTTGACAGCCCGTTATCCCATAGATTTTGTAAGGCGGCTCTGAATGGCTCTATTGCCGTCCAAATTCCCTTGAAAAATGATGAAATCCTATCGGCAATTTCTCCGGCCTTATTTTCCATTTTGGAAAGAGCATCATTCCAAGCACTTTCATAATCAGCGAGCGCGTCCGCTATTGCACCAGATAAATCTATGCCACCACTCCCGCCAATCGAGGTATCATCCTTCGTATTATCAGTAGCAACATGTATTTCGTCATAGCTGTGTATCGTTTTCTTTAATTTGCTTGCGGCCTTGCTTGCATCCTCAAGCGCATCCGTCACGTTATCAGCATCTTGATTTAATGCTTCAAGTCCAGTATCGGTGTAGCCATTTGAAATGCCGTCCATGAGGTTATCCCACTTAATACCCATGAGATTACCTATCCATGTGAAGAATCGCTGTAAGGCTATCACAACGCCGTTCAAATATGGAAGAACAGCTTGTAACATCGGGATGAATAAATTACCGATGATTCTTGAAAGATTCGCAACTTGCTGTTTCAACATGCGGTATTGGTTTGACACACCACTCAGAGTATTAGCAAGGTCGCCGTAAGCAACCTTGGACTGGTCGAGTATCGCTAATAGCCTAAGTTGCATCTTCTCGCCCTGACTCATTTCGGACGTTGACTTTTTAATCCCATTAGCAAGGGCATATTGCTTTAAGGTTGCGTCCGTAATGTCGATTCCATATTTATACAAGGCTTCGGATTGGCCCACAAGACCGCTCCTAAAGTTCTCCATTACATCCTTTAAATCCATATTTGCCAAAGAGCTAAAATCAGCCGCCAACATGGTAAGGCCTTTACTTGCGGCGATACTCGTCTCCCCCGCCAGTTTTGCGGCGTTTGTAATCGACGATATTTGTGCTTGATAACTCACAATGGCTTCCGGGTCAAGCCCCAATCCTATGCTATCGGATAGATACAATCCCCCTTCGTTTCCGATAGAAAACCCTGTCATTTGAGAAGTGAGGTTGTTTAGCCGCTCCTTAAAAGAACTTGCATAGTCCTGCGCGTTGTTGAATCCGTTTTCTTTCCACGCACCACTAAATTCTGAACCGATTTTATCAGTGATTACATTGAAATAGTTGTATGACTCTATGTAGTCCATAGAGTTTGTTATGGCTTTTCCTAAAGACTTGAACCCACGAATTACCGTATACGCTACAGCATATAATTTTCCGAATGATGCCGCCAACGATATTGTGTTATTAGTTGCTCTTGATGCGGTAGAAGAATAAGATTTCAGTCTATTGTTCACAGACATCAAAGCATTGGCGGTTCCTTTTAATCCGTACCCTTGCTTGGACAGCATCGCCAAGGCGTTTGTCATTTGGATAAGGTTGTTGCTTACTCTCGGCGCTTTAGAAAGCGAAGCCATCATAGTATTGAGCGCCGCCGCCAACTTTGGCATATTATCTATTGCATTTGTCGCGCCCTTATATCCAAGCCGAGATATGTTCTTAGCCAATTCGCCTATCTGTACAGCATTTTCGGACAGACTCGCCATTTTCCTTGTTGCATTTCCGATTGCTCCGATAGAATTAGCCGCGCTTTGTATCTTAGACGCATCCACTTTGCCTATCTTCTCCAGTCCGGTCGCAAACCTATTGAAATCAGTAGCTTTTACGGAACTCATCTCTTTCATTGACGCGGCGAATGCGCCCATGCTTCCAGACAGTTTTCCAACATCTCCTATAGACTGAATGGAAGAACCAACTTGCCCCAACTTGGCAATAAGTTTATCAAGCTCCGATGCCGCTCTTGAAGCCGAACTTTCTATGCTTACCTCGATACTGTCTCCACTTATTCCCATATATCCACCACCCTTTTTACGGCATACAAAAAGCGCCTACCGTTTGGTAAGCGCTCACAGCGACATAAAAATAAGACCCCCATTATGTGAAGGTCTTATCTGTTAATCATTAATAAAATTAATATAGCTTCTCATTATTGGCTCTCTATCATCTTCATGAAGAACCCCTAATTTTCTTCTAAAATTATCAGTGGACAAATTCGTTGTTTTAGAAACGCGTGCAACCGAAGGACCTTTTAACCCCGATTCGCTCCACCTACTTATCGGAATATCAAATTCATCACTATTTCTAATTGCATGCGTAGTGACTTTCACGGATAAAACTTCTAAAGGCTCTACGTTTAAAACAATTACTGGGCGGTCTTTGGAGCCGCTTGTGTCCTCAAACGGGAACTCGGCGAACCACACATCCCACTGATTTATCATCTTGATTTACTCCTTGTAGTCAGTATCCCAGCAGGTTTCTTCAACCCACTCATCATCTTTTGAAATAACCGGATTTTTAGGAGTGATAGCATCTATCTTTGACTTATTCGCACGCAAAAATTCATTAAAGATATTGTTATCTATCTTTACAGCCGTTGCGCCCATAATATCGCCCTCCTTTGCTTTCTTAGCAATTTTCTCTTTGTCCATCCATACCGCTTCCTTAATTTCATTTTTATATATACAGTATAATGTCCAAAAATCGTTAGTATTACTCGTTATCTTGATGTGCTTCTATCTATAGCTAAATTATACACTAACTAGTCCAGAATGCAACCACCTTTTTATTAAGCGACAAAAAATAGCTTACAGTTTCCACCTTTTACCGCAGTTAAGGCAAACCGCATAACCCTTCTTACTGGATAAGCCACCAAGCACCGCGCCCGGCGCTCCTAAAATTGCACCGCCAACAATAGTCCTGCCAATGCTTAATTTTTTATTAGTATACGTGATGCTCGTTGATTTACATTTCGGGCACTTAGGTGTTCTGGAATCGGCACGCGTTTTCTCACACCAATTATAGAACGCCTCTCTGCGCTCTTGCTTTTTAGTGTTTTTTATTTCCCGATTCTCAATCTCGGTTTTTTCCATTATTAACGCTTCATACAATTCCGGGTCTTGCTCTGGCAGAATTTTATTATAATAATTCAAGACCATCTCCGTTGCAATCTCTTTATCTATGCCGTATGTGCGCACTATGTATCGAATAGCCCCATCGGTAGAGTGTCGGTATATTTTAATAACTTCCCCTAAATCAACGCTTTCATTTGCACTTGATCCGACTGGACAGCCACACCCCGGACAACACACTGCCTTATCGCTTACTTCTTTTCCGCATTCTGAACATTTTATCAAGGCCATTCAAAACACCCCCTTTTACGGGTATTATACCTTATTATATATAAACAAGTAAATAGCAGGGAGCATTATTTCCCTGCTACTACTATGTATTATTTTCCCATGAAATCAATTTTGCCGTTACTCATGAATTTTGCGCAGTAGGCGAACCCCGCCGTGAACATCGCTTCTCGCATATCGCAAGTCCCATCTGTTATTTTATCGTACACATCGTCAAATATCTTTTCGTTTACTGTTTCTCTGAGAATCTCTAATCCATCATCAATTTTCCTGCTCCCGGCCTTCGCGCTTTCGGTTTCATTTCCCCAATCATTGCATTCATCGGCGAGATAGTTCCTATATATGATTTTCAGCATTTCTTCCATTATTTTGTCCTCTCTATCGATTAAAGGTATGGTTTATACTCCTTGTTCATGATTGCAATTGCTACTTTCATTCCCTCTGCAAAAGATGTTTCGACAATCTCATTTATGTTGTCAGTGAAAATATCGTCCATAAATTCGTCGCAAATCTTGGCACTCGCTATATCCCTCAAACCATTTTCAATGTTATCTATATACATTGCCTTAACATCATTAAATGCTTTATCATTGTATATGTGGGTAGAGCCAAGAAGTTTTAAAAATTCGTCCATTATGCCACCTCCACACAATAAGCTATCATCATTTCCTTGATAACTCTTTCATAGATAGGTCTTAGGTCTTTATCCTCTTCTACAATTGATAATTTTGTGATTTGCTCAACCTGCTTGCGGTCAGCACCTGCTATTAATGCTCTTTCACGCCTTTGTTCCACACGTTGTTTTAAGCGGCATGCCCTTATAGAATTTAATCTATCATAACTTTCATTCCAGACGCTTCCATATCTGGCACCGCTCGAGCCTACATAATGGTAGTTGTCGCTTTCAGCAATAGCCGATATGCATTTCTTAACCCACGCCTTGAAATCCGGCTCCTCGGGCTTTAAAAAAGTCTGAACAATAGCTTTCTGATTGTTTTCAATCTTATGAATTTTTTCAGCCTGACGTTTTTGCTCCAATTCCTGCCGCGCCATTACTTCGCCCATCTGCATGAACATTTGCAGTTCTGGCGAAAGGGTCTTTCTGTCAACAGCAAGTTCCTTTACCTTTTCCTCGACATGAGTAAAGTATTCTCTTGCTTCCTCTGCCCTTTCTCCACTTCCTTTCATGGAGAGTTTCTTTGCAAAGTGAGCGATTAGCTTGAAATCCTGTGCAAAATTCCCTCTGCCTTGTTCACTCGTACTTGATGACGAGTAAAAATAATCCTCGTTTTCTGTGGCAAACTCGTTCTCTGTGATATTTGCTTTGTACCATTTTGAGTAATTGCTCGGATTCAGTTCCAAAAATTCATACAACTTTCTCGCGGTAGTCATTCCGTTTTCATCAATCCCAAGGGCTATCTCTATAGGCGTTTGGTTGGATATGTAATTTTTCAATTCATTCATGAAAATATCTCCTTTCAATGTCTACTTGATTTCTACACCGAAATGAGATATAATAAAGAAATAAAATCACTTCGGTGTTATTGTTCGTAGAAGTTGCAAACTTTGGTAGGGGAGCAACTTCTATTTTTTTATTACAATTACTTCTTCCTCCTCCCTATCGTTCGTATATAAAATTACATCATCAATACTTATCTTCTTTTCGGAAACCCATACTTTTTTACTTCCAAAATGTTTCTTTCTGTTTGCAAACCACTCAGCAATATCCCTTGAAACAGTATAGCTTATCGCTGCATCGCCTGCGTCTCCGTTGCCGCATCCCCTATAGGCCAATAGATTTTGTTCTTCGTCAAGATATTGTTTTAACGCATCTCTATTCCGCTCTATCCTAATACCCTTGTCCTCTGGTGTTTCCAGGTTTACTGATAATTTAAGCAATACCGCGAAAAAATCTATTTCCACATTCCCCATTATGTATATTTCAAGAAGTATCTTTAAGAAATCTTCTTCTGGTATGTGCTCCATCTCCTTAATAAAATCGTTAAATATTCTTTCGTGTCCATTAAGTAGGAACGGATATTTTCGGCACAAACTATCTTCATTGACTTTCTTATTTGCCATTTGTAACTCCCTCCGTAATTTCCAATTCCTTTCTGATTAGTTCGGTCACGTAATCCTTGATTGACTTGTCGCTGTCTATCGCGAGATACTTCAATTGCTTATGAAGTTCATCATCCATTTTGACAATCAACTGTTTCATTGCTTGCCACCTCCTTTGTGATTTATCTTGGATGATTGAATTATAATCCAAATATTTTCATATGTCAATATATATTTATATTTTTCTTGGATTATTTTTTATTATATGATAAAATGTTCATATCGCATATCAAAGGAGAGTAAAATTATGTTTTCACAGCGGCTTAAAGAACTACGCCAATCCAGAAATCTATCGCAATCGGAATTAGCGGGAGAGCTTCAAATATCTAATAGGACAATTTCCATGTACGAGCAGGGGAATAGCGAGCCTAGTATTAGCATATTAGTGAAGATTGCGGAATATTTTAATGTCACCACCGATTACTTAGTCGGAATGGCGAATAATTCTAGCGCTAAAAATCAGTGTATATACGACAATATTGGTTTATCGGATGATAGTATTTCATTCCTAAAATCGTTAGTTGCCTTTGAGCACGAATATCGGAATTCGCACATATTGCAACTATCTCCGTTAAAATGTATTGATTTTTGTTTGAGCCAAGGCGAGTTATCACACGAGTTGTTCGATAGCATACATTCGTATTTTCTCGCGAGAATTACCGGCTCGCAAGGCGTCTATATACTTCCAGACGGGAAAATAACCTTAAAGCCGGAAGAAAATGCAATAGCGCAAAAAATACCTGCTATCTTCTTGCCCGAAGCAATATTGCAAGAGGTTTCTATTAACTTGAAAATTTTAAAACAGAAATATAATGATAACTTTTATCGCGAAATAGCTGAAACAGTATCGGCAAAACTTGAGCAACAAAAAACCTCGCTTGATACGCCATAGCTTCTTACCTTGAAATTTGTTCTTGCGTTCCTTTTTCGAGTACGAGTTTTGAACGTTGAATACCTCCCTCTGACGTTCCTGCTATTTTGCAAGTTCCTTGCGTTTTGAAGTTTTTTCTTGAGCGCTGTGGTTCATCTGGTCCACAGCGGTTTCAGCTTTTGGTTCAAATGAACCAGATGTCATTAAAATGCTTAGCCCAATCAAATCTTGGCGGCTCAATTTTGAGCAGTCCTATATCAATCGGCTCAATTTTGAGCATATTGAAAAGATATTTCCTAAAGAAGCGCGTCTTTTGACGGAACGCGCTCCTATTTTTCAAATCTCTTATTAAACTCATTAACCCATAATAAGAACTTTTCTTCCCCGCTTACGCCCTCTGCTTTTTTAGACTTGAGAGGCTCTTTCGGATATTTATTCTTCTTATTCATAGCCGCACCAATGGACATCATATTGTACTGCCCTTGCAGCCACGATGAGTAATTAAGCAATTCAGTTTCTTCTTCCCGTTTTTTGGCATAGGAATCTTGATATACATTCAATATCTTAGGATTCAACATCATAAATGTGTCGTAGGGAATCCCATAGACGATAGCAGAGGGAAGCCATACATTGCGTATGATGTCCGTGTATGACTCGTTCCCCTCTATTACTACGATTTCCCCATCACTGGCAATTATTTCTTCGCACTCGGACTCTCTTCCTCTGTCCCGAGCAGTTTCTTGAAAAAACCACTTTCATTTACCGCCTTTGTGAATGACTCGTAAATGCTTTCAAAATTACCTCCGCCCAGAACGTGCTGTTCTATGAGTCTTTCGGATTCCTCCCTATCGCAGTTCGCAACAACGCCGACAAATGCGGTTGCCATTGAAAATACCTTCTGCTTCTGGAATAAGTCCAATACAGAAAATCCCATATCTTCAATATGGACCATATCTTTAAATCCTAACTGCGGTACTGTATAACTTTTGTTGTTAACTGTTACATTCATCTCATTTCCTCCTTATGATGCCGCCGCTACCGTAATTTTGGTCGACGGAGATACTGATATTGTCATTTCCCTAACGCCATTAACCTCGCCCTCGTTGATGAATACGAAGTGCTGTCCTTGCCATGTTGCCACGCCGTCCGCGCCATCATCCCCCATAGACAGCCTATAGCTTAGTTCTGTTCCTGCTTTTGTTTTTACCGCTTGGTAATCCGCCAGCGTATAGTTTGCCGTAAATTCCATAGCATCCATTGTCTGAACGCCGGGAACAAATGTCTGCGATTCATCCTCTAAATCGGTTGTTTCTATCTGCTCCGGTGCGCCGCCTAATGCCGGATAGGACTTGATTTTACACAATTTCGTCCATGTTGTTCCGTCCGCGCTTGTTTCCAAAATAGTTCCAATAGTACTAACTGCTTTCGCGTTTGCCATAATTTACCTCCATAATTGCATAAAAATAAGAGCCTTCCAGCCCTTGTTAAAAAGTATCAATATAATGAATCTCCCGCCCCGACCGTCCGGCGAAAGCGAGCCATTGCTATTTTTGCGCTGCCGTCCGAGATGTCCTCGATTCCGGCAATCATTTCATATCCCATTCCAACCATGACATCCCCAGCCTTGTCTAAAATGTCGTATACACTCGTGTAACTTTTTTTACTATCGCCGTATGCTTTCAACTCAAATGTGGATATGATGAAATTCTGTGTTTTTCGCTCCAAGTCATTTCCGGTTTGCGGTTCTCCGAGGGAAATGTAATTCAGACATGGCATTTCTTTTGGAGTGCCCTGATTTGTTGTGGAGAAAAATAACTCCTTTCCAAAATACGGAGCGTCCTCATCTGTCTTTAGACGCACTATAAGCCTTTTCCCGACGATATTCCTAACCGATAACAAATTCCACCACCTCCAGTAATTTCATGCCTAAATAACCGCCCTACGACTTGAATACACGCCTCGCAACCTTTTCAATGTTCAGTATCATTTCAATGTCGGCATTATACATAGGCATTGTGGCTTTGACACCATGTGTATACGCCCATGTACCATCTTCTTTCGGATACCACCATCCATCCTCAAAAGCATGCGTCTGTCCTGGGAATGTCCCGACACCATATCCGGCATCATCCGCCCACGGGTTAGGAGTTGAATTGTGGTAAATTCCGGCCCCAAACTCAATCAGCAACAAAGTATTGACTGTACCGTAATCATTGCTTTTCTCCTGCCCGACCGCCATTAAAACAGCCTTGCAACCCGTACTTGTCGGATTAATTTCCGTTGTGACCGTGACATAATTCCCAAGTGGGCTTTTGCCAATATGAACGCTTGCCTCTGTCTGCCCGATTTCGGCAAGTTCCTTGCAAAACTGAACACATTTTTCAACAAGATTTCTCTTGTATCGTTCTATTTCTTTGATTGCTCGGTTAATCTCTTTTGTGGACAAACTTTTCACTCTGATTTTCGTTGACATATCAGCGCCTACTTTCTGAGCCTAATCGCAATGCGCAAAGAATCCAGTCCGTCAAGCGCCGGAGCGGCAACCTCGTAATCAGCACTTTCCGGCAATAGTTTTTCGTCCTCATATTCCGGCACTGCATTCAGCCAAATCAACGATGATTCAGTGACCGGCAATGCCATGTCGTGAGTTATCATCACGCGGTCATATGACAAGTCATTTCCAAAAGGTGAATCTTCGGAATCACTCTTTCCAACAGAAACAGACGCAGAAAACGGCACCGGGGGATAGTATGACAAATCGTACTCGCCCGTCGGATTTCCGTTATCGTCATAAATCATTTCTTTATTTTTGTACAACGCATAATACATTTTTCTTTCATTTTTTTTACAATTTCTTCTCATATGCGGCTCCCTACCCCTAGCCTAATTTTTACCCTGCGGAATACAAATAGCCATGCCTACGCATATCCACGCATCCTTCTTGATTATATCTTTTGCATGGATCAATCGACGCTCACATATCCAACTACATCCTTATATGCTTTGACATATACATCCCCATATGAACGATTGATACCGTTTTCCGAATGAGATGTTTGACCTTCTACTCCGTATTTAGCATCAATTTCCACTGCTGCCATTGCTATTTTGGACTTGTTTTTCATCATATCCTCCAACTTGCGTTCTTCCGTATACGATGATGGATAGTTGCGCATATCGGAGTAAAGTTCGATGGCGAGGCTTACAACGAGATTGCTTGTTTCAACTCCGTATTCTGTTGTCATTGCCTTTATTTCGCTAATAAACTCATCCATCGAACATTCTCCTTACTTTGTTGTTTATACTGCCGCGGTAACCGTCACGCTTCCCGCCTTAACTGCTTTGTATGTACTATTGCACTCAACAAGCGTAATAACTTTCCCTGTAGCGGCCACAATATCTGCTGTTCCATTCCAAGCCGTCCATGTCTGCACATTCTGTCCGAATGAAACGCCCTGAATTGTATCGGCAATCTTATATTTATAAGAATTTCCGCTTCCCAGTGTCGGAGATGCTGTTAGTTTTGTGCTTCCCGTAGTTGCCCCAGCAATAGACGTAACTGTCAATTCTCCAAGTTCATCATCTGTAGAATCAGGTACTTGGAATACCCTGCGTGCCATATCTTTATTGGTAGGCATTAAGGTGGATAGTCCCGTAACTTTGGCCGCGTACCACTCAGGGCCGTGATCTAATCCAATCTGCCCGAAAATCTGCTTCTTAGTTCCCGCACCAACCTTTGCAAGTTCCTCAAGGAAGAAATTGCCTTTTGCTGGCGTGGGCTGTTCTACTGGAGCCATCACGGATGGGTCGAAAATCGTAACCGTTCCTGCCGGGAGATAGTACAAATCCTTTACATACACAACTCCAAGAGGTGTTAGCACCTTATCAACAGCAATTCCATTGATATCCCTTCCGCTTTCGACAATCGTTAGTCCGTTTGCTACCGCATCGGCATTAAGCTGCATACGGGAAACGGAGTCAAGCCCCAGCACAAGGTTGCTCAAATCACCGTTAGAGTCCTTTATAGACTTCATGGCTTCACATACAAGCAGAAAAGACAACGTCTGCCCGTTTGCATCCAGCACATTAGTCGTGATAGCATTGAGTAGACCTCTGGACCTATTTGCTACCGCATCTCCGGTTGATTTCCGATATACGCCATTAAGGAACGTATATTCAATGTCCTGGCCTATTTTCGCCATCTTAGCAGCCACCTGAAAATCCTCTTCATTAATCGGGTTTGCTGTCTGGCCCGCTATGTTGATGCCAGAGAGTGAGCCCATGTTTGACATTTTCCCGTAAGAAATGCCTACAGATTCTTGAAAAATCTGAGTGACATTAGTTTTCTGCTCCCTTGTGACAACCGTTGCATCGGGTGCTGTCAAGGAAGCTGACTCTGAAATATCCGGTTGGCTGCCTTGAGCTGTTTCAAATTCCTGCCCTGTCACAAATTCAGTGCTGGAAGTATACTTTCTCTTGCCTCCAATCATGGTTGAGAAAGGTGTTTTTGAGTTTCCTTTGTTGAATAACATTCCGCTATAGTTTAATACGGAACCGCTTGTTGCGAACTGATCTGCCATGTTTTCATACCTCCATGAAATTAATTGGTTTTATTTGCTTCGTTTTGTTGGCGAATTAGAGATGCGGCAAGTGCCATATCATTATTCGCCTGCGCTTCTGCTATTTGTTTTGTATAGTCTACTTTTCCAGAGCCATTTCCGCTCGGGGGATTAATGGAGTATTGCTTTTCCCAAGACGATTTCAAGGCCGCTTCACGCTTGTCGGAATATATCTTTTCATTCGACATCACGGTTGCGCTATCGCCATCAACCATAGCGGTTGCGGATGCAAGGGCTAACTCTTTATCGAATCCGCGCTCCATGTACTGGTCATAGAAATCCCTAACCTTCAGATTGCGATTAAGCTGCTCATTGGTTTTCTGCATTGACTCCCACTGCTCTTGTCGTTCTGCGGCGGCCTTTTCCTCCTCAGACATACGTTCACGCTCTTTGCGCTTAGTGTCTGCAATCTGGTTTGAATACGAGTCAATCAACGACTTCTGCTTCTCAATCTCTTTCTGATGTTCAGTCTTGGGGATATACATTTTCCCAAACTCTGCTTGCGCTTCTTCGTCAGTCATCCCTTCTTTGAAAGAATCTCCTAGTAACAATTTCCAATCCATAAGTAAACCTCCTGCGATTTAGGGTTTCTCTACCCATTAATTTGCATTTTTACGTGTTCTTTCACGAATTAATGTATCATTGCGTTTTACCCACTTCTCTGTGCATATAAAAAGCGCTTCTATGAGCGCGTTTTAACTTAATTCTCCGTATGGACTTCTTCCGGGCTGATCGCTATTATCCTGCATTAACTTACTAGATTCATCAGATGACTTTATTTTTGAAAGTCTTATTTTATCAACCCAATCACTACTATCTGCCGTAAACTGCTGCGGGTCCGTCGCGAATCCTGCTATGGATGTTGCTTGAAGTAAATCCGCTCCCCTATCAACCATAGTAGCCCATGAGTTAACCTTTGTACTAAGGTCGTAAGTCTTGTTTCTGCTGTGCTTAATACCGATATCAGAAACTCTAAGACTTCCTATATCGGCATCATCCTTATCCTTATCATGCCTTGCTATTGCAAGAATCACTTTGATAAATCTCATTTCAGATTGGTCAAATTCTTGCTCGCTGGTCAATGCTCTCGTGTCCGCTTCGGAATACCCATTGCTCATGCTTGTAGCACTTCCCGTTGAACCTCCTGTTGAAATACCAAACATCGGAACACCAGATATTTCTTGGCTCTCTTCCTTTAGATAATCCACATACGACTGAACTTCTGTCTGATTAAGAGTTTGAGTTAAATAGGTAATTTTTGCATCTTTCCCGTTCCCGGCGCTTTTGGTTACTACAAGCCCGTTCCCGTCAGCAAGCTGTTTCTTTTGATCTTCGTCTAATTCGCAATTGTGAAACCATAATAGAGATTGAACAAATTGTGCAATATCATTCGCCCTATCGGAATTCACCACGTTTAATTCGTCCAATATTGGAATTACCATTTCAAAGCACGAAAAACTCCTCCCAAGCACATCTCTTTCATTGGCGTACTCTATTACAGGTATTTCCCCATACACCCAAGGCTTAACTGTAAACAATGGATTAGTCGCTCCCGTCGTTCCAAATCCGTCCATTTTAATTTCAAAGTAATTTCTCTTACTCCAAGCACCGATATTTATAACTCCCATATCATTTATGCTATAAGAAACGCCAAGCATCGGTTCTCTGAACGCATCATTTTTATAGACTACATACGCCATTGTCGGGTTAAGCGTTGTTATTTTGAAAAGGGAAAGATCATTTTCGTTATCATTCGGGAGAACCAGCCGATATCCAAGTCCGCACGACTTAAAACTATCGGCCAGGGTCACATCCTTTGATGCCTTGCTCTGCTCTCTTAACATTTCGTTAAATGCAGTAATGCGTTCGTCATCAGTTATCTGTTCGTCTTTATTGAATAATTTCTCAATGATTCTTGATAATTTAGTCTTTAAAGCCTTTACTTCTCCAGCTTTAATGTATGTAACCGGATTTGAAAATTCGTATCCGACTTTGAAATTCTTTATTCTATTCGCCAGATTTATTGTAACCTTTTCATTTATCTCAGGCCTTACTTCCTTTTCCCTGTTCCGTATTCCTTGGTCGCCCGCAACATAATTAAACAAATAATTTTCTTCCATCACATTTCTCTGATGAGTGAGGAATGATTTGTTGATAACATCCAATATATTTTCTTTGGTAATCTCATCATAATCAGTAAATATCATTTCGCGACCTTTAACAAACATTGCAACACCCCATTTCAGTAAAATGTTAAGCCGGAAGATGAATGTCTTTCCGGCTTTCTTGTCATACTAATTTGCTCGGTGCGGTGTTTGTATTGAATATGCAAACCGCACTGCGGACATTTTATTGTCTTATCCCCCATATCTATTGCAATCGCCTTATTCAGATGTTTGCACTTAGGGCATTTAATTTTAATTTCTCTATGAGACATATTCCTACTCCAATGCAATAAAATAAGCCATCGGTTTAACCCCGACGGCTTTGCACACTTACTTACACTATCATAATATCATCTTTCAAGTGTGAATTGTGTGAAACTTGATTTTCGAAGAATTTCTCAATCCTCTTGCTTATTGTGCTACGATCATATCCAAGTTCATCTCCTATCATGGAATCCGTCATTCCCTCTATGTATTTGGACTGAATAATTTGCCTTATCTCGATATCTTCTATCTTCTCAATTTCTATATCGATATCAAGTTCCATTTTTTCATACTCTTTTTTCATCTCGCCTAATTTTATAACAAGATTTTTGATTTTAATATTTCGTTCCTCATCTGATTTCACATCTGGTGCACTTACAACAAAGTGACATTCAGCAAACGGGAAGTTCCTCATAGAACCCTTTACCACGCCATGAGTAGATGAAACGGGGTTTTTAGTATAGTAATCGATTTTATTTTCTATTCTTCTGATTTCTCTATCCAAGAATTTATATTGATTCAAATAATTTTTAGTCAATGTCATATATCCACCCTCCTAAAATGATCTCTTGTATATTTCCACTCTTGCAGAAACTCCATTTGTCACATATAAGGCAAAGCTCGCCAATCCGTCAGGAACATCATCGTGCAAATTTTTCCCTTTTACTGAATATCTTTTTAACCAGCTCATCATCACGCCATAATCTTCTTTTCCCGTATACATTGATTTGTCCTTAAACAACACATGTTTTTTCACCCAGTCGGCATTTACGATTATTTTTGTTTCTTTATTTGAATTCGTGAATTTATCCGTAATATTGCACCTGCCGTTTTTTTCCTTGACCAGTTCCGCGACCTCGTAAGCTACCCGCCCACCACCATTGTTAGTCTCAAACTCGCATTGCTGCATATTATTTCTAACTATTAAATTTGCAGAATTTTCGTATTGTACTCCATAATTCGGATCATCGTTGCAAATGCAATCCACGAGGTAAAAGTCGCCTCCATATTGATAAAAGCATGGAAGAAAATAAAGGTCTGTTCCCTTGTCTTTCGTGTCGCAAATGCCTAGAATTGCATCCGGCTCCTGAATTGGCAATGTGAGATACCTTCTCAGCTCTTCTTCTGTGTAAAGCATTCCTTCGCGCTCTATAGGCTCGTTCTTGTAAAGACACTTATATGAAATATCATCCATTGCAAGTTCTTGATCTTGAAAAAATTCAACCGACATCCCATTGAATTCATAATCAAAGTTGCTCTTTCCTGTTTCCGGGTCGATGTCTGGTATCGATATGAACCTCGCTCTTGGGTTCCCTTCGTATATTTGCTGTAGCCGTCCAATAACATCATGAACGGACCATCGCGTAGCAATATGTATTTCCTTCACTTGTTCATTAAGTTTTCTTTGCCGGGCATCAGTGCCATAAATTCTCCAAAGCTTATCGAGGATATTTTTGTTAAGAGCTTCTTCAATTCCGCCTATCAGATCGTCACAATACAGGTATCTATTACACCGCACCTTACCGGCGTTTTTTGAACCAACTGACGTGCATTGCAAGTTGGCGAATGGTTTGTATTTATTAAAATTGATGCATTCCCTCTTTGCGTCAGTGTTTGAGAGACATACATCTGGAAATATTTCTCCCCATGTGTATTCCTCGTTGTTTGTGGTAATATCAAGAACGCCATCGTAAAACATTCGTGTAATATCGCCACTATGCGAAAAGAACAAGCTGTAATCCTCAGGATGTCTCCCTATAATCCAAGAAGCAAAGAATTTCTCTAATGTAGTTTTTTGAGTACCAGGAGGCATTGAAATGCTCAAAATATCTAGTTTATCATCCTCCAGGTCTTGCATAGCTTGAATCAGTCCGTGTCTATTAAGTTGTTCTTGCTTTGGAGCATAAAACTTTTCTTTTTTCTCTCTCTTACGCTCCAAGTACAATAAATAGCTCTCAAACCAATGCGGCGCCTCGACCTTCATTGATTTCCACCACAAAGCATCAAACTGTAGTACATCAATTCTGGTCCGTATGCCATATTCACAGCATTGCTTCACATATCCCGTCACTTTCAGCGCCCACTTGATATCATCCTCGTTATCAATCGCATGAATTGCCACGTAGAGCAAATCGCTCAAATCACTGTAGTTCACGCCGCGCTTGCGAATACTTTCCTTTATGGAATTTGCCAGTAATCTTGTTTGTTCTGATACCATGTTTTCCCTCAAAATAAAAAATGAGCCAAATAACCGCATTTCTACGATTATCTGACTCCGCTTAGTCGTTACTATTGACCTCTTACAATAGCCGTTTATATAATTTGCTTACGTTCCACATTCAGTATCTTTATTCCATCCTTACAAGGCACGATTTCGGCTCTATTTCCGCTTATAAGTATCTTCGCCAAGATTTCTGCCTTGTCCTTAATTTCTTCGCTTAAATCGTCTATATTCGCTTTATCAGTCATGTCCCCCGTTACCCTCCTCAATCTTCCGCAATAGCTCTCCGTATGTTATGTCTCTATACGCAAGCGCAGCGGCGGTTATCTGTTGTGAAAATATGTGTTTTTCGCTTCTGACTGGAATGCTCGCCAATATTTCAGATAACCTCATTTTTTCAATCATCACACCACACTCCCCGAAAACATCATAATCAAGACGAACATTCCATACCAAAGAGTGTTGATTTTCCCTTTATCTTCTTTTAGGAATCGGTAAAACGCCCATATAATCAAGGCAATCCTCCCCACAATCATCAAGCTATCGAATATTAACATGAGAATTTCCATATTATCCATTCCTCTCAATCAGCGAATCCGCTAACCGCGTGCATTTACCCTCGTTCTGGCAATGAATTGCCGTTAGGAACCGTTCTGCTTTATCCCCAACTGCGGAGATATCCGTTACCACGCATTCCGGTTCCAGTGCGCCACAATAAGAACAAAAACCCGGTAAATCAATTGAAAATCCTTCTGCCATGCTAATCCCTCCCATTTACTAATGACCGCATATCATTCCTCAAATTACTCGGTAATTGCAAGACCGTAATAAGCATCTCGTCCGTAAATATGTATGCCTTATCGCCATAAAGACGAATATTGTTTGCTGACTTGTTATTGAAGTATAGGCTCGTAACCCACTTCCGAAGATTGCCCTTGGTCTGACTATGCGTGTACCCGTTCGTAAAGGCTTTCTCGGCTATCTTTTGTGCTGACCGCTTATTTATTCCACAACGCTCTTTCATGCGCATTTCTGCGTGTTTTGAGACTTGAATCGCCATATCGTATCACTTCCTGACTCCTAAAATAATCAAAATCCAAATTATATTTAGCCATAATCAGCGATTTCGCCATCTGTTCCAATGACTGATGTTCTACAACGTCCACGTATATACTTTCATATGTTCCCTTGTTTTGGAGAAAATTGTACTTGCAGTGAAGCAACTCATGCACGAGCGTTTGTTCGGCGCAATATATTGCAATAGCATCATTCGGGTAATATTGTTTCTCTAAAATCCGTATCATGGATTCCTTGTTTTCGAACACCATCGAGTTTTCACCCATTCTGCCATCTACCGCAAAATCATCGGGCGCGCATAGTTTCGCTTTGATAATCCAGTCGTTGAGAAATAATTTGTCCTTCCACCATTTCAAGCATTCGTTTAATTCCTCTTGCGTTTTAAATTCTTCCATTGGCTTGTTGTTTTCTATTGTTCTCGACAATGAGCCGAATAGAACAGCGTCCTCGAGACTCGAATAAACCTCATCGCTCCCAAGCATCATATATTTAGCTTTCTTATTCTTCTTCATGCCCTCTCCTAACAATTATTCCGGCATCTATAAATCTGATTGCGCTTTATGTACGGTCTATAGTCAATCCCGAGTTACTTGCATAGTTTGTATTTATCCCTTGTGGATATTTTGTCGGATTTTAGATATTCAGCGGCCTTGTCTACCAATGGCTTTATGACAACCTCAGCAACTTCTTTGACCGCTTCGGCAAGTGCCCTCATCGTATCCTCAATTATCTTTTGCATTTTCAGTATCAGTCTTTTAAATTCTATAACTTGGATTCCCAGCGAATTTAGAAACTCCTTTTGTTCCTGCGTAACGTTAATCATAGATTCCCTCCTTTTTTAAAATTCCGCATACCGGATTCGAACCGGTATATTCTACTTGCTCTGCCGCCTTGAGCTAATGCGGAGCCGTCCAGTTTATGTATGCAAGGACTGTGCATTGCCAAATATAAGGCGAAACCCACCGGACCTTGCGACGGCCCTTTTATCAGCTTTCCGCTAGTGGGTGAAAGGAGGATACATCTTTATGACGTATCACCAGTATCTCTACTGGCAGGGCGGCTACGGGATTCGAACCCATTCAGTCCAACTACTGCCGCCATGACTGCCGGGAGGGGTTTCCGGCAGTACCGCATTTTATTGAATTTCATATCTGATCGTTTTGTTTTATCTCGCCTAACCAGTTTCCCGCATGTTGAGGTTTTTGATTGTGTTGTCATGCGCTTGCCCGATTAGGCCATATTGGTACTTCATGCCTTTGTATCATGCAAATATAGGCAACCTCACGCCCATTGACTTGCAATGACCGTGCCCGCGTTCCGGGACTTTTTGATTTTATGAATTTAATCCGCTCAACTAAAGGAGTCAGAATAATTCCGAAATATGTTATTGTCATGTGCTATCCTCGGATTTATTTATTGAGCAATGCGGCGATTAAAGACGATATGTAAACAATCAAGCTCGCAACTGTTCCGGCTACTACGCATTTTATGACCGTCACGCCCACCGTGAGCGCCGTCAGACTACCAGAATCGAATGCCTTGCAAGCATCCATGATTGGCTTGATAAATAGCAACCAGCCACCCGTATACGCCGCCAAAATAACTCCAAATACAAAAACTGCTAACGCTAAAACATGTATCATTTTTCTTTCCTCCCTTTGTTTTGTCTCTCTATGTTGTTCTTAATAAACCGCTCCTGCTCACGCTTGGAAAAATCCTTGTGCTCCTGCGCTTTGATTTCTCGGAGTAGTTCTCATTTGCCGTTCTCATTTCGTTATTAATCTCAAACATTTCTTTCAACTGGTTTTCGAGAAGAATGTTTTGCTGTTTAACATCCGCCAGAGACTCCGCGAGTATTTTATTTTGCTTACATGTTGAATAATTAACAATTGCTAACATTGCGATTCCTGCGATTCCCAACAGGATTATGATTACATTTATCGTTGTTGCGGCTTCCATGCGTAATCCTCCTTTCTGAATCGCCATTCCAAATCCACCGCAATCATTTCAAACAGGGTTTTAATTGCTTGACCTGTCGAAAATAACATCCGCTTTGGGATTGAATGATTCTCCATGTAATAACCAACTTTATACCAACAGTTAAACGCTAATAGACATTCTGCTATCATGTGTTTCATTTTGATTTCTCCTTTTTTGTTTTTTTGAAATTTTCTAACTGAATCGTTTTTCTCCATTCCTAAAATCATGAGTGATCGAAACGCTTTTGATAATCCCCTTGCAATTAGGGCAATGATTAGGCGCGAATGTTGAACCCCCTATATCCAACGCCTCCGTTACTGTTAGTTCTTTGAAAATATATCCACATTCACAAACTGGAAGAAGTTTAATTGCTACTGGGTTATTGTCCATCATGACTCCTTTCTTTTAGGCAAAGGCCTTTTTTATTTTAAAATTATTTGAGGGACTGAGTAGCGCGTTTTTCTGGACCATATAGACCCCCGCCTCCCTCTTGTGTTATGTGATTATATCTCCTCATTGTCATCATCCGAACTATGTGTAATAGACTACGCGAAATAAATCTTTCGCGCATAGTTGATTGTAGAATCCTTAACTATTCAGTGTTTATGCGGGTTTCAACGCTGTTAATGCTCAACGCTGCTTCAAATTCCTTAATTTTCATTGTGCATATCGACGGAAAATCTACAATACCACGTCCGGAAACTCCAATTCTGACGTGTTTTTGTCCGTTATCAGCGAATGTTCTGCCGCTATCTGCTCAATACTCTTCGTTTTCCGCCCTTCTCCCTGGGGCGTATTCGGCATGTTCCAGTTGTGCCTCCGGTTGAGTGCCGGGAGAATCTTCATCGGGTTAGCCGATCCGGAAATTAACTTATTGCTCAAGCTTTCCTCGTTTTCTTGCTTCAACTTTTTGTATATCTCGGAACAAGAAGAACTGATTCTACGCTCCTCACTTCCCCAACTGTACACTGTATCAGGGTTAATTCCCGTTAATTTACAAAATCCTAATATACTAACCTCTTTATCGTATTCATAGCAAAGGTTAATATATATATCACAGATATCATTAATTAATTTATCATTATATGTATCTTTATCAGGGTATTTTAATTTATCTCTATCCATTTCAAATACATATTTATATATATATAATAAGGCGGCGTTCCATCGGCTTTGAGTCTCGCGGTTCATGTCTTCAATCTGACGACCATCTATATACTGTTTCAAATATAAAGTTATATCATTCTCATATACCTCTATTCCCGTATCTGTAATAACTGTATTTGCCATATATTATCACTCCTTAATACTTTCAATAGCATTTAACACGGCTCTGACCGTAACTCTGTCATACTCTTTGATATTTTCCGGTAATTCCGAATATGGATAAAGGTCCGCATGGCATTTATCACACCATCTACAGAACTTCCCATTACCCACTCCTTCATACTCTCCCTTCAAGTATCTTTCATTATTCAGTACTCGTTCATGGCTTTTGCTTAGGCACTCATTCGGGCTATGAAATCCTTGCTCAATCTTTTCCTGCATCCAAGCATTGTGAACCTCTTCTGCAATCTGCTCTATATAGTCTTTTAGCCTTTTGATATCCATGTTCTACACCTCACATTTGACAAATAAAAAAGCGCCCATACAATCGACCTAAGTCAACTATATGAGCGCCCACGTTACGCAATAATTTTGTTTATGCCCCAAAGGACAAGCGGTTTATTTAATTAAATATCTTATGCCTTAATAATAACCATACTTTTTTAAAGTTGTCAATGATAAAAATAATTCACGCGCGCGTGTGCGCTTATCTACTCTATACTAACCTAACCTATACTAATCTATACTACGCTCCGTTTTGTCTCCAAGCTGGAACCGAAATGGAACCATTACGGAATCATTGCGGAGGCGCTGAAAGTATTAGATACATTCAAAACACTGGTTCCGGCGTGTTAAACATTGCAATTTAGAAAACATCTATTTATTGCGTTAAATCGTCAATGTAAAGCGGTTAGATGCAACTAAGTAACAAAAAAATATCAAAACCAAGCAAAAAAATAAAAATTTTAACTCAAATCGGTAAATTTTTGATCAGACATCGATCATCCAATCTGGAACGTTTTCTGGTTTGGGTTCCGACTTCTTCACTTCCAAGCTAACAAGTTTTTCCTTTACGGCTTCCACAACAAAGTTATTGATAGAATATCCGGTGGCAAGAATCTGGTCTTTAGTGCCCTTAGGATGCGTCGTTGACAATCTATCGTAATTATCTTTAATGTGTTTGTTCTGTCTCTTATACTGCCCTTCTAACTTCTGTAACGCTTGTTCTGGCGTCATTGTCTAACCACCTTTACGAAATATTATTTAATAAATACTATCATAAATATATATCATAAATTGTATTTACGCAATACTTTATTAAATACGTTATTAAATATTATTACATATGCACGAATTTAGAGGTTGCGGGTTATGCATTGTGATGAATTTGGTATTTATTAAAATATATTTATGTAATACTATTGACTTAATCGTATTTATGTAATATCATTATCTCAACAGCAAAACGAAGCAACCGCCGCAGGGCGAGAATGTGAGGATTAAAAATGAAAATAAAGACAATCGGATTTACCATAAACAACGGAGGAGCGCTGGCAATGCAGCAGACGCAAACAGATGGAAATGTAACAGTTGAAAGACTTTGGACGGACGAAAATTACAGTTACACGATTCCAGCAGGTGACATGGTAATGCTGCTCAATCTTTATAAATACGTAAAAGACGGCGACATCCAAGATGATTTTATCAACCCGAATGGGAAGAATGGGAGGAAATGAAATGCAAAACATGAATCAAATCGGGAATAAATATGAAATAACAATGTTTCAGTGGTGCGAAATTTTAGTGAAAGCAGAAAAAAGGCTCGAGGAAAGCATCGAGTGCAACCGCAGATTTGGAGATAATGAGGATTGGATTGCGGTAGATACTGAAAAGGTGAACAAAACAAAAACAGATATCGAGGAAATAAAAGAAAAGTTTACAGATATGGGTATACGAGTTGATTACGAAAGACTTTATAATTTGGCAAAAGAAGGAATTTGCAGTGTAAAATAAACAATCATGGTTTCCGGTCATCCTCAAACCGGAGAAAGGGGAGACATGGAACTTAACAGGGAGGAAAAAATTATCATTTCGCACGCACTATGCGAAAGAATGGATAAGGTTGAGCAAATGCTGATAAAGAAAATGGAGAAGTGCGGATTCAAAGATTATCAGCCGCCATTCATAGGGGTGATAGCAGATGAAAAATTCATGGAAGCCGCGAAGCACTATTGGCCGGATGCCACAAATGATTTTATAGCAATTGTCAATTTATATGAGAAATGGGAAGTGGAATAAAAAATATCCGGTTGTCGGTCGGCCTAAACCGTCAGAAAGGGAAATTATGAAAAAGACAGATAAAGAAACAGCATTGCGCATGTATAAAGAGTTCAAGGCAAAATATTTAGAAAGTCAGACGGCAGAAAATTGGAGGGCTTTCTGTGATGCCAAAATGGTATGCATGAGACTTGGTATTATAATTTAATAGCCGAAACGCTCCCCGGAGCGTCAGCCGTGGATTAGCCGCCCGGCTCTGATGATGGCAGGCTGACAAGGTATTTCCAATTAATAATAAAAATGATATAATTTATCCAATGGAGGAATTCTATATGAAAATTTCCGATGCTTTATCATCTGTAAATGTTGACGAGTTAATAGAAAGATATGAATTTGATTATAATTATATAGGTGTCAGGATTCAGGAACCCGAATTTGAATTAGGACAAATAGCGCACAATTCCCACCATTGGGAAGATAATATAGATTTTGGTACTGAGCTTGACGGAATATGCTCCATTGACTTGATGTCTGGTTATTTTGATATTATATACCCTGGATTTCATGCCGCAATCATCTGCGGTAATATGGCAGAACGTGGGAACGATTACGGGGAAATCATTATTGAAGATGCTGTTGTTGTTGAGATTTTAGCTTAATTGCGGGAGTTTATATGACCTATAGAATACCTTTAGAGGGTAAAACCTTTGTGAATTTATATGTCAAGGAATATGTAGGTGGTGGTAAATATCACTGCCTATGCTCATGTAGAAACGAGGTTGATGTATTTGGAAACAACCTTAAAAGTGGTCATACAACATCATGCGGATGCCTTAAATTAAGCGCTGATTTATCTGGAAAGATATTTAATCAAGTACGGGCAATTAAGCGCTCTACAAGCAAAATCCGAGGAAAAACCAAGCGACCTTGTTGGGAGTGCGAATGCTTAAGATGCGGTAATCTATTTGAGGCGTACGCCGACGAACTTACTTCGGGAGACAGGAAATCGTGTGGATGTATATTGGAAGAAAAGACTCTTCCCGAAGCAATAAGAAAAGAATTTATAAACGGTACTCAATTATCAAAAATAAAATCGATTCCTACAAAAGCGAACAAAAGTGGCGTAGTGGGTGTTAATTGGGATAAATCAAGGAACAAATGGCAGGCATCTATCCGTTATAAGGGACATAAATATAACTTAGGACGCTTTGACGATTTTGATTTGGCTTGTAAGGTTAGAAGCGAAGCTGAAACCATTTTTTTTACTTAA